GTTAAGCACCGCTATTGCCATAGTGTTTCTATGTCTCCTTGATGCGGCGACACATGTTGGAATCATGTAAATAAAACACGCAGCAATGAATGATAGAGAAACTATAATCATATCAGTAGCATATGAATAACTAAAAGAAAATACCGGCTTCACAAAACCCATCATAACCATTGCCTGCACAATAATCACAGCCATCAGAACCAAAACAATAAACTTTTTCATGTGAACACCCCCCCCGTTTCGATACCTCAATCTACGTCAGTCTTGCGTCTCCTGTCAATGGTATAATTACGTCATTGTGAAAACAGGATTTAGACATGAGACAACGCACACCGCTAACAGAAATCGGAGAGATGCGCATCTCCCTGGCTGACAAGTCTTTTTTCTTCAAACCATCATTTGCGGCGATGAATGAGCTTGGCTCACCGAAAGAGATTGTCGAACTGTACGCTACGCTTAATGGCTATGAGTACGCGGCCATACTCGGCGCCATTCAGTCAATGCCATATGGCGCTCAGATTCAGGTGGCAAAAATCCTGTCACGTCCTGCCTATGGCAAGAAAGTGCTCAGCGCCGCCTGCCTCATCATGCAGTCCTGTTGTGATGATGATATCTCGGTACTGATTGGGTCATGGAAGCCAACTCCGCGCGGTGTGAAGTATGTCACCGGAAGAATGCCAGTAAATGACATTATTATTATTGCGCGCAACCTGATGGAGCATGGAATCATCGGCAAGTCTCCGCTCAAGGTTCCTCAGCGCTCGGAAAACCAAAAGCGAACAACCAGTGAGTTGAGAATGTCGGATTACATCATCTCAGCTCGCACTCATTTCGGAATCACCCGCGAGGAAGCCGAAGACCTGACCATGACCGAGTATCAGCAGATGATAAAATCAAAATACCCGGAACCGGAAGGCATGACGCGCGAGCAGTATGATGCGTCGTATGAGCAGGCTAAGCTGAATAAACAGAAACTGAAAGAGAAAGCCGCCAGAAAGGCCGCTAAAAGCAAAGGAGCAAAATAATGGCAGAAGAAGTTGGCGGCATTGTCTATGAGGTTGGCATGGAGGTATCAGGCCTCACTGCTGGCGCTAAACAGGCAGAGGATGCGCTTGACAGCATTGACAAGTCAGCACAGGACTCCTCAAAGAGTCTCGGTAAACTCGATAATAGCTCAAGAAACGCCGGGAAAGGCATGGGGTCAGCTACTGGCTCCGCTAACTCGCTAAAAACATCTTTAACAGCGCTTGCTGGGGCTATATCTGTTTCTCTGGTTATGCAATGGGGGAGTGCGTTCCTGGAAGTTGCTGATAATATGACTCAGCTACAGGCAAGAATTGCAAGGTTGTCAACCGATGCAGCTACAGCTAAGCAGACGTTTAGTGACATTGCAGCAATCTCATCAAGAACTGGCTCCAGCATCTCTGATACTACAAAACTGTGGGAAACATTAACGTCTTCACTAAAGGAGGCTGGTGCGACAAATGCACAGGTGTTAAGTCTCACCGATACCCTGCAAAAAATAGGTAGAATTGGTGGCTCATCAACAGAGGAGATGGCTAATGCTTTGCGTCAATTTGGTCAGTCAATAGCATCAGGAACCATACGCGCCGAAGAGTTCAATTCAATTCTTGAGCAAATGCCTGAGTTGGCTCGCCAAATAGCATCTGGACTTGGTATCTCCATGGGGGAGCTAAGACAAAGAATGCTTGAGGGTAAATTAACTGCTCAGGATGCACTAAATGCCATTCAAGACAGAACATCACAAATAAACTCAGAATTCAGCAAACTACCAAGAACAATGAGCCAGGCGACAAACAGCCTGGAAGTTTCATTTGCTACTTTGGTTGCAGCCATAAACAATGCCACCGGGGCAAGCACAACTATGGTTTCAATTGTTGACTCGCTCACCTCGGCTCTTGACAGGCTTCAAGGCAAGGCGATGACAACATCCCAGCAAATTGCAGATCTTACCTCTACTGGGGAAATGTATGCGAGAAGGGCAAGAACCTGGTCATGGTTAGGAGTTGATGGATGGGCCGCTCAGAACACAGGGCTGGCACGTGCGGCTGGATTGGCCGTGGATCTTACTGGTGATATGCAGAAGGTAGCGGCGGCAACTGGAAAGGCTGCCGATGCAACAAAACACCTGACAATACCACAAGCCCAAACAAAAGAAGCAGACAAGATGATTCTCAGCCTTGAGGAGCAGAATCAGCTTTTAAAAATACAGGATGAAAGACAAAGGGCGGTAACAAAAGCACGGCTGGAGGCTCAAAAGGTAACTGACAACCCCAATAAGATAGCCAGAGCTGGTGAGCTTGCAGGGCAGATATATGATTTAACTGAGGCCGAGAAAGCAAGGGAAAAAGCGCAAAATAATTCTCAATCATCGGCAAAAAAAGCAGCCACAGAGCAGGAGAATATCGCCAATAAACTTGAGCAGCTTCGCCAGAAGTCACTGCTTACCGCTGAAAGTACAAGAGAGCTTAGCCGCGAACAGTCAATACTGGCTGCTCAGCAATCCCTTGGCAAGGGTGCCACTCAGGAGCAAATTAACCTTGCTGGGCAATATGCGGCTAAGGCATGGGATAATGCCAACGCGCTCAAGGCTCAGGCAGAGGCGGAGAAACAAAGGGTCGAAGCTGTAAAAGGATTCTCTGCATTAAAATCGCAGACATCCCCAATGTTTGCCGTTGAAACAAATTATCAGAAAGATTTAGCAGCACTCAATGCTTACGCGGTAGCTTACCCGCAAAAGATAGCGGAGGTTGAGCAGGCCAGAGCAGCTATTGAGGAGCAATACCGCCAGCAGCGCCTTGATGCCATGTGGCAGGAGTGGAGCCAGCAGAATGCGGCTACGCAAGCAGCAGCTGCTGCATTTGATGCTTTTGGGCAAACCGCAAGCAATGCCTTGACCGGTGTTCTGACTGGCTCAATGTCTGTAAGTGATGCCTTGCAGTCAATCGGCAGCACTGTGTTGAACGCTGTGATTAACTCATTCGTTCAGATGGGCGTGGAGTGGCTTAAATCGGTCATCATGGGTCAGGTTGGAATGACCGCTGCATCAGGGATGGCAGCAGCTCAGGCACAAGTTATTGCAGCAGCCATGGCGCCAGCAGCAGCAATGACCTCTCTTGCTACATCTGGAGCTAACGCAATCCCTGCGCAGGCTGGTATTGCTTCCACTGTTGGCGTAGCTAAAGCAATGTCTGTTGCCGGAGCGCTGAAGAATGGTGGACCTGCGCAGGCTGGTGCAATGTATCAGGTCGGCGAGAATAACCTGCCTGAAATATTCCAGGCCAGCAATGGTAATCAGTACATGATACCTGGCGACAACGGAAAGGTTATCAGCAACAAAGACCTTACCGGCGGTGGCAGTGGTATCATTATTTATAATAATGTCACCAATAACAGCAGCGGAGCAACGGCCTCATCAACAGCAAGAGATAATGGTGACGGCTCTGTTACAATTGAGACTATCGTTGCCGACATAGAAAATGGCGGCCCTATTTCTCAGGCTATTACCAGCAACACCACTGCAACCAGAAGGGCAACAGAATAATGGCTATAGCTTACCCATCATGGCTACCGCTTGCGCAGCGTGCCAGCAAGAACATGACGACTCAAACCCCATTCCGCAGCGATCAGCCTGCGGTTGGGGCGCCAATATTTCAAAAGTTAACTACCGATGTTGCAGTAACATGGAGTTTGACATGGGTTTTCACCATGGAGCAGGAGCGGGCTTTCATGCAGTGGTTAAGGAGTCCGAAGTATCTCAATAAATGCAACGAATGGTTTACAATGGATGTTGATCTTGGAGGTAGTGGCAGACAAAACCAGACATTGCATTTTACTGACTATCCAGTTCAAACCAGCATCAATGGTGGCGTCGTAACATGGACAGGAAACGTGATAGCAAAAACACTAAACAATAGCGATGATGATTATGATGACATTATCGTAGAGTATCCACCAAACCAAAGACTATGGCTCGATGAAATTGTTAACAGAGACTGGCCGGAGTATCCATAATGCCAACATTGCGTGAATACCAGTCGAAAAGGCCAAGCTGGAAACTGTATGACACCATAACCTTTTATCATTCTTCATTTGGTTATGTCCGGCTAGTTGGCAATGAGTTTTCTGATATTGTACTTGGCGGCCAGACTTACCAGCCAGTGCGCATGGATGTAACCAGAAGCCAGCAATCAAACACGCCGGTAATCAATGCCACGCTGAAGTTTGCGCGACTGGCTAATGACTTTAAGCAATATTTAAAGTTATGGTCAGGTTCTGGACGCATTGAGCCCATCACTGCGTTATACCAGCGTTTTGACGAGACTGACAAAGACACACCATTAAAACCATATACGCTTTATGTGAACGATGTGACGCTTGATCAGTCCGATGTAACTGTCTCCATCTCCATAAAAAACCCAATAAATGGCAACGTGGCAAAACTTTATGACATCACAGAATTCCCCGGACTGCGTACCGTTTGACGATTTTGAGCGGATGATGGCTGGAAAGCCATATGTTGACAGATGCTGTCACGTTGATGCAGTGGACTGCTGGGGAGTGGTAGTGCTGTTCTATCGTCTTTGTATGAATATCAATGTTCATCATGATGATTCATATTCGAATGGCGGCGATTTTGTCACTTGCTTCAATGGCGAAGTTTCATTCTGGAAAGATACCGAACAACCAAAAGTTGGCGATGTGGTGGTTGCCTATCGCGGGAGTCATCCGGTACATGTCGCGCTGTGGTGGGGTCGTGATAAAATACTGCATGCGCGAGAGAAAACGGCAGTCAAGACAGACCGCCTTAAAACACTCGAAAAATTATCAACAAAATTAAGGTTCCTGACTTATGCCGGTTATTCACATTCAGAAGATGCCAGGTGTTCCAAAAGAGACGGGTAATGTTCCCGCTGGCACTAATCTGTGGAGATGGCTGGAGAATTCCGGCCTTCCACCTGATATCAGGATTGCGCTGAATGGCCGCATTTTTGGTCCTGATGATGAATTGTCGATATCGTTAAAGCAAAACGATATTGTTAACATTTACTGCCAGCCTCGCGGCGCCATTGGCGATCTTATCAGCACGATACTCAAGCCTGTAACTAAGGTTCTTTCTTTTCTGCTACCAAAAGCATCAACGCCATCAACCAGCACTGGTGCTACGGTTGAATCACCCAATAACAGCCTGAAATCGCAAACCAATATCGCGCGCAATGGAGAGGCAAGACCTGACAACTTCGGACAGATAAGGGCATTCCCTGACCTGATTCAGGAGTCGCTTTTTGAATACATTGACGATCTGAAGTACGTCACTGAGTTCATGAACTTTGGCCTTGGGAAATACACCATTTCATCGGTTCGCTATGCGGAAACTAATCTTGGTTCTCTGCCCGGCGCCACTCACGTCATTTACAATCCTGGTGACGTGATTGGACAAATCATTGAGCCTTACCAGTTCGACGGGCTTGATGGTCAGGAGGTTCCAGGACTGAACGAATCAGAAGATACCCCGATAGAGACAGCGACCACAACATCTGTTACCAGTGGTGATTATGCTGGCGGACAGTTATTAATGGTCATACCAAAAAACACTGATTTCGATTATTTTATGGGGTTGTCTTTGCCTCACTCAGTGTCATTAACAATAAATATTACCTACAACTCGACATCCGGGCCAGTTACTGAAAATATTCAGCTTAGTGGCAACATCATTTCGGCTGAGGAAACTGAGACAGGCGTCATTCCTGATATTCAGTATTTCTATAATTTCACCTTCAATAACCTGACAGGCGCAAATCTTGGCAACCTGACAGGCGCAACCATCAACAACAATTATTTCCAGATTGTGGATAATGAGGCGCTCGTTGTTGGACCATATGTTGGAGCTGTGGAGTCTACCCAGGTATGGGTTCACGTTCAATCTGAGCTTGGGCCGACTAGTGGAACGGCAGATTACCTTATCAAGGTATGGGCGGTTGATGATAATGGCGATGCTATTCCAGGAACTGAGGAGCAGGTCGCAGACAGCATTGACAACCCATTTAATCAGACAACAAAAACCTATTATCGAACGTATAAGTTAACTCCTGCTTATGGGCTGGCTAAGTATGCCATCAGCATTGAAAGGACAAACAATTCAAACTCTGGCAACCGCGTAACGTTGCAGGCGGCTCACGCTATCAACATCCGAGAGAATGTAGTTTATCCTGATGACACCCTTGTTAAAGTCACGGTGAAGGCCACGCTTCAGCCCACATCAGTTGCTGAGCGCAAATATAATGCGCTGATCACCCGCTGGACTATTGGATACAACAGAACAACCGGGACAGTCGACTATACGTTAAGTCCATCAAGAAGTTTCGCAGATTCAGTGCTGCATAACTGGCTTATTACCGCTGGTCAACCTGAAAGCACCATTGACATTTCCAGGCTTTATGAAATAGCCGATGCGCTACATGATGCGCGCCTTGGGTATTTTGATTACACCTTTGACGATGAGGATAAGTCCATTGGTGAGCGAATTCAGACCATCTGTGATGCCGCTCGCGTAACGGTTTTTTGGGATGATGGCGTTTTATCTTTTTCAAGAGATGAGCAAAAATCAACTCCTGAAACCGTGTTCAATACCAGAAACACGCAGGCTGATGGCTACAAAATGTCTTATGACATGACTCTGCCAGGTTCGTATGATGGCGTAAGTGTTCAGTACCGCGACCCAAACACCAACAAACAGGCTTACGTTTACTATAAAGTTGGAATATCTGGTATCGAACCTGGAGAGCCAACTAAACCGAAAAAATTCGACATGCTATACATTCGAAATTTGTATCAGGCAACAGACCGAGCCATGCTTGAGTGCAATCGCCTCATGTACTCACGTCGCGGAATGGAGATAAAGGCACTTGCTGATGGCGAGTGGGTGAACGTTGGCGATATGATTTCCGTTGTCGACATTTATGATTCAGTGCAGCAGACTGGCGTTATCCGTTCAAGGTCTGGAAGCGTATTTACCACCAGTGAACAGCTCACGGCAGGAAGCGGCCTGTTTGTGGTCATCACTGGCGCCAATGGGAATGTATCAGAACGTCTGTCTTGTACCGTTACTGGATTGAATACATTCGAGTGCGCATTACCATCTGACTTCGAGTTAAACATTTTTGATGGTGTTAATGTTCAGTCAGAATCAAGATATGCCATCTCAACAGAGGTTGAGCTTGACTCAACATTATGGACGGTCAGCCAGAAAACTCCAGGCGCAGATGGCACGGTTTCGCTTACAGTAACTGAGTACAATAACGCCATGTACGCCTACACCAACCCTGTTGCATGATACAATAGGGCAATCAATGATTACGGAGATTGCAGCCAATGGCTACTACCCCAACTAACAATCCAGTCCCGTCTAACGACCTGAATGATTTTAGATACAACTGTGAAAAAGTTGATGAGATTGTAAACTCAGATAATGAGAAATATGAGGATAGATTTGGTGTAGAAAGATATACCATTGATGGTGTGAGAAAAAATCTTATTCCGCTTGGAAAGCAGTATATGACGCTGGCAGAAGCTCAAGCTGATATTGCCAACATCCCGGTCGGGTCGTATACGTACATCAGAAGCTCTGATGATAAATATTTAGCAGATGAATATCATAACGTATCCGGGACATTAACCGCGACTGGAAAGCATATGCCAAGCGCCATTCCAACGGGGTACCAAGCGGCCACAGCGGTAAGCAGCAGCTCGGCAAACACTGTCGATATCACTATCCCTGGATTATTATTGGATGGCAGTTTAATTTATTTTCTGTCCCCTATCCTGAATACTGGCGCGGTCACAGTGAACGTTACAAACTCCGAGGGGACTACCGTCAGCCGTGTTATCCAGAAGCAAAATTTCGTGGCGCTCGCGGGCAGTGAGCTTTTGCTGGATCAACCAGTGCTGATGGAGTTCCGCACAGGAACCGCGAATAATTTTGTATTGGTAGCGTCCGGGCCTGTGGCTGCCGAGCTGGTCGCCAGAATTTCTGCGCTTGAAGTCAATAGTCTGGCGATCTTGTCCGGCGTCGCTAATTCCGCCGATGCCTACACAGCGATGGCATCGGCTATACCCGGACTGGTTTCCTCTGACCGTGTTTTCCTTTTCACACCGAGTGCGACGAACACGACACGGACGCCTACATTATCCGTGAACGGAGGCACTGCGCGGCAGATCAAACAGGCAAATGGTACTAACGTTGCTGCTGGAGACCTGGTTTCTGGTTATCCTTACCTCTTAAAATTCAATTTTGCATCGGCGGACTTTCGTATGCTTACATACCCATCGGACCGGGCGCGGCTGCTCAGCGGCCAGCAGAAAGCCACTGTTACCAGCGATGCTACAAGCCCAAACGCTATATCTTTAACGATCCCCGGCCTTATCGCTGACGGCACACAGATTACGTTCGAACCAGCTGTTGCCAACACAGGGTCTGTGACGCTGGTAATCACCAACATGTATGGCGACACTGTGACCCGCACCCTGGTGAAAGGTGCTAACACCCCCCTCGTCGGCGGCGAGCTGAAGTACGCCATGCCGGTATCTATTATGTTTCGGGGTGCTCCACAGAACAACTTTAAGCTCCTGTATGCTGGTGACCCCACCACGGATATACAGACCCTATCGAACGACGTTACTACGCTCAAGGGTTCACTGACAGACCCCTATGCTGCTCTGGCTGATAAACTGGTTGGAACCGGGGCATCATCAGACCAGTCACCGTTCGGAACCATCACCTGGTCAGCAGGGGTTAAGAGTGTCACAAAGCGCCAGATAATCTGCACGTCTGTTGGGTCTTCTGTCGGGGTTGGCGCTGGTTCTACAGGAGGCGGCGCAGCAGGCGCCACTTACGCACCGAATACGCTATTCGTCAACGCCCTGAAGGAAGAGCTTAAACAGTACGGAGAGTTCGACATCATCGATGATAACCAGTGCATACCAACACAGGCTATTCAGCAGTTCGCTGCCCAACTCGCTAATTCGCCTTATTCAACCTCCGACTTTGTTTTGATTGTGGGGGGTATGAATGACGCACCGGTTGGTAACTTCAACATGGGACGCACATTCCCCGGCCAACAAACGTCGCTCGAAAGTTTGGTTGACCTGTGCCTGGCTCGTGGCGCGATACCAATCATCTGCACTACGCCGCACCATAACGTAGAGATGTCTCAGACGTACCCCACAATCCCCGGTGGGAACCCGCTGTTCTGGCCGTTCAGGACATATAATGTCACAAGTACATATGTCTTCGACGCCGTTGCGAATACCATCACGCAGAGCAACTTTGCCAACCCGACTTATGGTGGTGATATCCTGAAACCGGGACACACCCTGCGAGTAGAAAGCGGAGACAACACCGGCAACTATACTATCACGGCCATTTCCTCTGACCGGAATACTATAACCGTCCAGGAGGCAATCCCGGTAAGCGGAAGCTATTCGACAACGATCCGACACTTTAATCTACAGTCCATCGCTGAGGATATCCTTTACCCAGCACCATCGGTTTCCTTTGTAACAAAAGACTGGTCAGGAAGCGGTAATGCAGTTCAAGGTGATGTGCGGTTCGAAATGGTGAATAATATGCAAAGGGTCGTTGCACGACAAAAAGGCGCGTTCCTTGCCGACTGTGAAAAATCCTTCTTTAAGTATGGTGTAGAGGTTGGCGGCTACTCGTCGGTATATAACGTCCCGGTTGGGAACTACAACCACATGAACGATAACGGGTACACAGTAACTTTCGACTACACGCTGAAAGTCGCGGCAAGGAAGATTGCCAACCTCATATTTGGGGAGAAGTATTACGTGAAAGCGTAATATAAAAGGGACCGAAAGGCCCCTTTCTTCATCAGAACGGGATATCATCATCAAAATCCACCGGCGGCTCGTTTGCTGGTGGTTTTGATGTGTTTGATGGCTGTTGAGGTTTACCCAACCCTGATTGCTGATTACTTCCTGACTGTTGCCGTTGTTGTGATTGTTGGTTTCCATTATCACTTGATTTACCACCAATCATTTGCATAACACCGTTCATCGGCTGCAAAACGATTTCAGTAGTGTATTTTTCAACACCGCTTTGATCTGTCCATTTTCGAGTGCGTAATTTACCTTCTACATACACCTGAGAGCCTTTGCGCAGGTATTCGCCAGCTACCTCTGCCAGCTTTCCGAAGATAACCACGCGATGCCATTCTGTCTGCTCTTTCTTTTCACCTGTGGCCTTGTCATTCCACTGTTCTGATGTTGCCAGAGAAAGATTGCACACAGCGCCGCCAGAAGGCATATATTTAACTTCCGGGTCTTGTCCGAGAGTGCCCAAGATGATTACTTTGTTTATTCCGCGAGATGCCATAATTTACCCTTAAAAGTTTTCGATGTTCTGTTGAGATGTTGATGGCTTCTCTTCGTTTGCAGATGACGCTGGCGAATCTGCTTTCTGGAGTTTGGCCGGGTTGAAATCACTGCCGCCAGCAATGAATTTCGCTTTCATTTCCTGGTATGCACCGACGATTACGCGAGTAGCAGCGTCATCACCACGGAATGATTTGTATTCTTCACCATAAATAGCGGTAAGCTCATCCATGCTTGCTGCTGAACGAATGAGTGCGGCTGCATCCTTAGGTGACTTCCTCGCGGCATTGCCATCGTCATCAGCCTGCGCAATACCGAACATGGACGCAATAGAGTAGCGGCGAGCATACGTCATTGCGGAGCCATAACCCTGAGCATCTTTCTTGGAAACCGGCATTGGCATGACTGAAGACATGTATTCACCAGACTCATGCATGATTGTTGTTTCCAGCTTCAAAACATCAACTGTATCGCTCTCAATGGCGTTCTGGATGATGATAAGGCCGTTGGCCTCAAGCGCTGGTCTAATGGCATTCAGGAATGACTCAAGGTTAGCATAGTTGCTTTTAAGGTGCGGGTTTTGCGCGTTCTTTTTAGCGCTACTGCTCATAACCTTACGCGCCTCTACCAGAGCCTTAATCAGGTTTGCTTTCTGTTCTGAAAATTTCATCACTTCACCTCATTTACTATAAATTACAGGTTAAATTGCTTTTTGAACCATTCAGGCGTTTCCATCTCGATGACCGGATTACCCATTGAGTAACCGGGCCATGAATTGGCTTTTTTGCATGCCTTATAGATTTCCATCGCGCTGCGCAGTTGAATGCGACCAATGCGTAACTGCTCATCCGTAAGACGAATCAGCGCAGGGATGAATGGCGATTTTTTTTCCTGCACCAGAAGGTTTACTGAACGCGGAGCATGCCCATAAGCCTCGACAAACATGTCGTGCTGCATCGCCATCTTCATAAAGTACCCGAGCCGCGCAGCATGGCGGAAAAACTCATCAGGCTTGGCGCTCACCGCTGTTTTGTAGTCTATGATGTCGCCACCGCGAGTAAGGCAGTCAAAGCGCACCTTTGATGGTTCGCCAAGCAACTCACCGAGAATTGACACCTCGGAATAAGCACCAGAAAGCAGGCTGCTGTAATAGCTGTTTGCATGGATTACGGCGCGCATCTGCATGATGGCATCGTAGTCATCTCCCTCCAGCAAAATTCTGCCTTTCGCATTGAGTTCAGCAAACAGGCGCTCTTCATCATAGATTCTAACTGGCTCTCCAGTTGAGCGGATGATTTTAATCACCTCAGCCTTTGTCTTGCCAGAAAGACCTTTTATGCCGCGCTCTTTCGCCCATGAGTTCATATCGTTCACAGTAACAAGAAGTTCCGCGCCAAAATCCTCTTTCGTCGGCATTCGTGCATATTCTGCTTCGAAGCGCTCAGGCTCAAGCAGAGCGGTATGGCTACCGGTTCCGAAGACAAGAGCCTTTGATTTCTCATCTTCTTCGTCTTTATAGCGCCAGGCTGCCGGGCAGCGGTCATAGATGTTCCACAGACCAGAGCCGTTGATGTGCTCGGTGTCAGCGTGGTACTGCTCGTTACTGAGTTCGTTGTTTAAATAAACTTTCATCCATCACCTCTCTTTATTGTTAAATCAATCTACATCAAACCACGTCATTCATCAAGCCCAAAATAGAATAACGTCGCTCTTTTTAACTCCTCAAGACCATAAGCAATCGCGCCAAAGTGACCCTCTGCAATGGCGCACTCCAGAACCTCAATCTGTGATGGCGATACTTTTGATTTTGTCTTATCACGCCTCTTCAGCTCAATCAGGCCGCATTTATGATTAATGCCGTGAGTTAGTATCACGTTGTCGCTTACGCCGCTCCTGACGCCCATTTTTCGGCGTTTTTCGATGAATTGCGGCCCGCTCTTCGTTCCAGTTTCGTTAGGAACATGAAACCACAGGACTTCAGGGAAGCGGTATTGCATCCACAGACCATACGCCATCTGGTCAGTGCTTTCCAGCGGACACTCCCCACGATAACCGCTATCAAATACCCATATTCCACTATCAAGCTGCTTCAATTTGATACCCTTAAAATTCTTTTCTGTGGATGATATCGCGGCCTTTATCGTTAAAACGGTGCGTGATGCGCTTTGGCGCGCGGATGAGACCAGTAAACGCCATGAATGCCTTTGCGCTGTGGCAATTCATGAGGTTATCAATCAAATTCCTGTCTGACACATGGTTTAGCAATCCTTTAATCTTGAACTGATTTTTCAGGTACTTTTCCTGTCTACCAAATGGATAGAAAACCTCGTTAGCCCAGCCATCCTTGCCGTTCTCTTTCGTAATGAAATAACGGTAAACAACACCTTTCTCATCTTTCGTCAGCTCAATCTTGAAATCCTTGACTTCGGTCCATTCATTGTCCGTATAGGCACGCTCATTAAGCGCCGCATTAGGGTCGCGCAAAACGTGATCGCATTGACGGCAATAACGAGCTGTCGGGTCGTTCTTTGTGCCGCAACCATCATCAAAAATACGGATGCCGTGCTTATCAAAACCGCAGCGAATGAAGCTGAAAAACTCTTCGCATCGTCCGTCTGGAGATGTTGCATCTTTACCGATGCAGCGCCGTGCATATGGGCTGTTCATTGTCTGGCATTTAGGGCATGGAACCTGCTCTCCGCTACGCTTGGCGCGCTGCGCTTCTGCTTCCTCAAGAATAGGGTCTTCGTACAGACCGCCAAGCTCAAACATGGTTCCGGTGAAGTCAAGGCAAAGGTGGTTTTCTTTCACCAGACCTGAGACAATCTGGTCAGGCTTCAACAGGCGCATTGGTCGGCCAAGCAACTGCGTCAGAAGAGTCAGGGACATTATTTTTCTCAGAATGACAGACGTATCCCAATATGGGATGTTGACGCCAGTAGTGAGGCAACCGATTTGCAGTGTGTATTTTTTACGCCCGGTGGCCGCATCTTTCAGTGCTTTTCGTCTGGCTTTCTGACCCATATCCTCGGTAACAATGGAATAACTGCCTTCTGGTAAGTATTTTGCAGCCTCCTTGCAATGTTTTTTCCCTGCGCAGGTAATGAGTACGCCGAGCCTGTCGCGCGTAAGCTCCATGACTTTGAGCATTATTTTTTGCGTCAATGTACCCTGCTTGAGGATTTCTTCCTGCATCTCTTTTAGCTGGCTATCAGTAAAGTCCTGCACGCCGTCAACGTCACTACTGGCAAACTCATGCAGATCGTATTGCAAGTCCTCGATATCCTGCCCGCCAAAAATTGTCGGCACCAGAAAACCAAGATCGACAAGGTATTTCGTGCTGATGTTGACAATTTCATGTTTCCAGTAAGCACCCTTGATAGACTCAACGCCGCGGAATGGGCTGCCGGTGTAGCCAATGACAATCACCTCATGCCCATATTTTGCTTTGCAGCGCCGGTTAAGTTCATTCATGATGACACCGTACTGCGTCTCTGGATGCTCTGATATTATGTCCTGCCAGTTAACCTGGTGGCATTCGTCGACCAGTATGTAGCGCGGGGAAAAGTCTGATAACAGTGATTTCGTCACGGTGCCATCATCGGCTGTCTTATCAAAAAGACCATTTATTATTGTGCCCTCCGTTCCCGCGATAAGCGGATAGGCATACGCCTTTCGCCCAAGGGACGCGCTAAACAAAGAGTTTTTCACGCTCATATTCCAAAGCTCCTGAGCATCCTGCTCAATAATTTCACCTTGTCTTGCGATGACAAGCCCCTCCCAACCCATATCCTGAAACCGGCGGGCAATCATGGCTATCATGATGGTCTTACCGGCTCCAACTGACGCGGTAACATAACTTGGCTTTGGCTGCTTACCAAACTTGCGGATAACCTCCGCTGTCTTTTCATATACCAGCCATTGGTAGGGGCGCGGTTCAATTTCCCCGGTATGGATGCTGGCCAGAAGCTTATCCATATCCAGCTCAGCAATCATTGCATCAATTTTTTGCATTACTTACTCCTTGAAAATTCACCATGAAGTTCAGCCCTCCATTTATCTATAGCTTGTGATGCGCTTAGAACATCATTAAAATTACCAACAAAAAATCTTTTCCCGTTTGCTCTTATTTGAGCAACAAAAACTTTCCTTTTTGAATGCCAGTAAACACCCTTAACACCAGTTTTATTGCTCTTGTATATCTTTAAATTCATTGAGTTTTGCCGCCTTGTTGCAATCCTAAGGTTTGATATTTTGTTGTCTCCTTTTACGCAATTTATATGGTCTATTTCGTCTTGTGGCCACTCACCATAAACATAAAGCCAAGCAAGCCTATGCGCCGGATACATTTTACCTTTGAGTTTTATTTGTATGTAACCATCCTTATCAACGCATCCAGCTACGTCTCCAGCGTTAGCTTTCCTTCCTGTTTTTATTGCTCTCGTGAATAAGCCGGTTTCTTTATCGTAAATCAGTGCTTTTCTTAGATAATCTATATCAGGACTTTTCTTTCTTTTTGCTCTTCCTGAAACTTTTGAGTCTGCATCCTGAGCAGCAGTATTCAGCTCTTGATGTGCCATGAAATTCTCTCCCGCAGTGTTTGCATTTCTTCAATGTTATAGCCATTTGTTACCCTCGATATTAAACCTAGTTGCGTTTCATGTCAAGAACGCTTGCGCGTTTCATTCGTGTAGATTACAATGAATCTACATCATCGTCAACAGGAAGATTTTATGAAGTACGACTGGAAGGAAATTGAGCCTCTGATGGTCAACAACTGGCAGGCTGCCATCATGTCGATAGTCAATGTCGACATGAGAATTTTCAATGGCAAGCATCAGCCATGCCCGAGCTGTGGAGGTAATGACAGGTTCAGATTTGATGACCATCTTGACTACAAAGGTGACGGCGGCGCCATCTGCAATCAGTGCGGAAACGGCAGCGGAATCACCTGGTTAATGAAACTGTCAGGAATGACGTTTCCAGAGTCAATGGAGGCACTGGCCGGATTCCTGAACATGCACCCACGCGAAAAACTTGAGGCGATTAGAAAACAACTACCGAAGGTCAGCCATGCTTCTGACTATCTGACAGTGGCAGAAGTGGCGGCCATCATGGGAAAAGCAGGCGGCGACACCATAACAGGTAAAACTGGTGAACTGGTGGCGATACCGCTCTATATGGCTGGAACTATGACGCCATGCAACGTGGCCTTTCTGGCAGATGATGAAAGCGTGTTATTTCGCGCGGGTTTCAGCCATGAGTACACTCGCGGAAGACTTACGCGCGGCGCAGTGACGCCGATTGGTGGAAAAACAGAGTGGACATACCTTGTGTCAAATTACTTCGATGCATGGCGAGCACACCGGCTTACCGGCGCACATGTCTGGTGTTGCTGGTCGCCTGAAAACATGTGGGAAGTTGTGCGCAATGTTAGTGATGAGCAACGGGCCAAACTACGCTGCATCATTAATAATAATTTCGATGAGGTATGCGCCGCCGAGAATGCAGGTCTGCCAATACTGATTACTGATGACGGGCAGGATATCCGTTACAGCGTCGCCATCAGGAAAAGGCTGTATAAACCAGAAGAACTATTTGAAGCATTAAAAAACAAACCCTCCTGATGGAGGGTTTATTATTACTCAATATTGCATTTTTTGACGGCTTGAGTGATGCGAGTGTTAAATTTCATTTCAGACCTCTCATAAATTTCATCCTGTTAACAGCGGCTGAAAGTATGTTTCTCACAGAGGAATTCATTCGCAAACCAGACCAGGAACCTTCATCCCTGAAGACAATTTTTGATCCTCCATTAATAGCAGAAGCCTCAATGTCGATAGGTGAGTGCCTGTTCTCTGTAATGGAAACCAGAACCTCAGAAATGAACCTGTCAGGCGTCACCTGTAGATGATTTGAATTTGCTGCCTTAATGATCGTCTCAATTCGTCCACGGCACAACCCGCTTTTCAGTACAGAAGTGTAAGGCTTATTAATGAATTTCTTACCTGCCATCACCTTTCTCATTTTGGCTATGATGTTTTCCCACTCATCCTCTTCAAGACCGCTGAATGCAACGTCACCTTCTATATAATCACGAAGTGAGCGCAAGTGGTTTATCACTGTCATATAAGCCCATTCAAGATGCCTATCGCATAAAACTGGCGTCATCCCATTGCGACTCGAAAGGTCTGCAAATGCGCATATCGAGGCAAGGTCTACGATCATCTGCCCGGCACGTGGAACAACATCGCCAATTACGCCATCTACATTTCCAAGACATTTCTCAAGGTGACACGTAAGATCATAACGCCTGTCGTTTACCTTTTCGCTTTCAAATTCAACGCGGGTTATTGAGCGAAGGATTCTTTGCTTCCATTCATTTACTATCCTCCTGTTTACCTCACCTGTAGGCTGCTCTCTTTTGAGTAATGGCATTTCCTCATCATCGCCATGACCAAGAATAAACAACGTCCTGCCCATGCCGCCATCCTTCTGCCATGACCTGACAGCATCAATGCCCTGAACTGGCGTTACAGTGATGAGAGGAATAAATCGCGCGTTCTCAATGCCTCCATCACGCGTGCATAATTCATGCTCAGCCATAACCTTTTTCAGGTTTCTGCCAACACTGTGATCCATCTGAGCCAATCTTTTATAATCAATCATCCCGTCCTGCGCCCCGCCAATGCGCGGAACAATCCAGCCTTCTGCCATAGCAACACTGACTATTGTTTTTGGGTTCATTGCTTTAGCCATATTCTCCTCTATATCCCTGATTATTGTCCTTGTTGGCACCCATCCACCCTCATCAGATAATCCGCGATACCACGGAGCTGTTCCTCCAAGATATGCGCTGCGCGGGTCGTTCCATGAGTCAATGTGCTGCTTGTCATCGTTTACCACGTAAAGCAGGGAGCCATCACCTTCAATCATACTGGTCTGTATCTGCTTTAGCGATGTCGCGGTAGTAGTGCAAAGACGGTCACTTATCATGAGAGCTTCGGCATATTGCTTTATGAAATTTACCGGAGCCTGCTTCCCTGCTCCAGACCTCGCCACGAGGAAAATGCCAGTTGAGCATTTGCTTCCCGTTGGGCCAATAATAAATCTACCCGCCATTATCTGAGCAAGACCAAGCGCGCCAACAAGTCGATATTTTTCGCCATCATCACGGCGCTCGAAGTTCTTCTCTATCTCCTCGATGAACTCACCAAGTGATCCGGGTGGAATCTTGTATTTTTCCCTGAACTCAGGAATATCCGCCTCATCGAGCGGGTCTGTTGATGAATCGGCTTTACCGACGGATTTTTTCATGGCGATAATTTCGTATGTATTCATCAGCAAACCTTCCAGATATACAGGAATTTACCCATCGGGCCGTTTTTGGTCTTGATGTTCATGTTATGCGCAATGGCAATCTTTGCAGCATAAGAGCGGAACATGTTTCTGTTCATTCTGTACTCCGGCGGGATATCAGATACGCCGCACTCCTCTTTGTAACCCATGACTACTGAATCTGATAAATCATTTTCGAAATGGATGGATATCACCTCCCCACTGTTCATGGTGGCAAGGTGGTCATAAACGAACTTCATCTTTGAGCCTTCTGCGTGCATCACTTCCTCCTTCTTGCGTTATGCAAATTGTACTGAACAATTTGCACTCGCGCAAACCCTTTAATCGACATAAACACCAGGCATCGACGCAATATGTGCAATGGTTACTTTTTAACAAGTTCCCAAGAGTTCCCGCGAAATTGGGAACTCGCAGGCCGCTAACACCAAGGCTTGCAGAGGAGTTACCGAGTTCCCGGGGAATTCCTCTAGTAAAAAAGTAATATATACCTTTAATAGATGTTGTTGTTTTTATTAGTAAAAATGGAATTTCTAATTTTGGGAAAATTCATTTCTAAGGAAAAAACTGGGAACTCGGGAACTCGTTGATATATAACAATAAATTCTGGGAACTCGCCCGGGAACGGCTGGGAATTACGGGAGCACTTAATGAATGTACAGCATTATATTTATTTTCACCATCATATTGACGTAGATTGAGCGCCATCGTATAGTTACCACACCAACAACAAAGAGGTGATGGAAGATGAGCAAGAAAACACAATATTCAGTAAGCAACTACTACAACGAGCACGTCATGCGCTGGCACTGGCAGAAACTCAAAGAGCGACACCTTGCACGGCAGGGCAAATAAATAACATAGCGCCACTTCGGTGGCGCATAATCAGAGGTGATGAGAATGGAAAACGAAAACAGCAATAACGTCGAGCAGAAGAAAGAGGTCGTATTCGATGGCTACGTGGTGGATGAGCATGGCGAAGAGCTTGCTCAGTTCACTGGCGATTTTGGTTTTTGATGGAGGGATAACAATGACCAAAGCAATCTACACGCGCACTCAACTGGAACCAGAAATGGGAGCAGTGAAAGCGCAGAATTTTATGGCTGCACAGGCAATGCATGCATACAGCAACGGTAAGCGCGTCTGTCGCGTTTTTAGCGGCGAAGGCAAGCAGAGAGTGCTTGAGCAGGTTATCGTGTCATCTGGTGGAAACTAAACCGGTTTAGCAACGATGAATAAATTACTGGCAGTGGTTTTACTGGTTATCGCTAACGCAACAAGCGCTGAGACTATATGGGTCACGAAGTATGCATTGACCCGTGGCATTCAAAAGTACGAAAGCGCACAGCTATTTGCAGATGGTCAGGTGGCTGTGGTTGGCGATGTTTACTTTAAACGTGGTGAATACTGGCTTGATGAGCAACAGGCAAAAGAGCATGCAGAGACTTTGCGGCAACGCCGTGTATCTGCATTGATGCGTGAGCTTGAACGTTTGCAGGCCGTTAAGTGAGGATTTATGGATATCGAAATTAACGAAGTTCAGGAAATTATTAAAAACCTTGAGAGTAGTGGTGAACTCTCAATCAAAGAGGAAAAATACCTCAAGGTGGCAAAGCTGTGCTTGCATATGGCTGCGGAGAATGTGGCGCTGAAATTGGCAATACCTGAGCCGAGAAATGTTGAATTCGATAACGACAGCATGGATGACGTATCGCTGGCTGAAGATGTTGGATTTAACGACGCAATTGGCCAGATGAAAATCAACATTAGTAAAACCACCTCCACCGATCGCATCGTAGCCGGGATTAAGGCTGATGGTCGCGCAGAGGGTATCAACTTTGCTGCAATCCGCCTTGCCGCCGCTTTCAACCACGGATTCATTGATAATCCAATGGCTGAGGTTGGCGACGTGGTACGCATGATACTCACCGCAAAAGAGGATTTGGCGAACGACCCGGTCTTAGCCGCCGATGGCCTGTCTGGTGAGTACGCAGAAAAATCCCTGGCTGAATGGGAAGCCGAACTGCGCGAGGGGCCGACAAATGAGCAGGCATGACTTCAGACGACCGATAGCTGATCACATCTCAAACATTCGCTCAGAGCTGGCAAAAGTACCAGCAGAAAAGCGTCTGCACGTCATAGCTGAGGCGTTACACGACATGAACCCGACAGGAGCCGATGAGGTTCTTATGGCGTCCTGTGGCTGCTATGAGTGGGATATCAGCATGGACTACCGCAGCGCCGACGTTAGGTATGCAGATAAAAACAAACAGGAGGTGCCGCATGACAACTGATATCACCGAACTGACTCAGAGAGAGCTTTATTCAAAAGTTGAGAAGCAAGCTCATTCCCTTCGAGGAAATCCATTTGAATATATGGCAATAACCGGGATGTGTCCTGTGAATGCTGTCGAATTACATGCTAAGAAAATACAATCCTTACTAACAGATAAAGTTGGTTATAAAGAGGAGATTGCAGCACTCCGCCAGCTCATCGCCGAGCTGGAGTCCCGCACCGTGACGCTGCCGAAACCTAAAGATTCTGACACGGGTTGGAAAATTGATCCAGAATTTATCAGCAAAGTTCAGAACGCAATAGGGTACGATGACCAATGCGAATGTTGGGAGGGTACACCTTCCATGGAGGTAGTAGAGGCCGTTTTGCTGGCCGCCGCTGGCATCAAGGTGGAGGCTGAATGATGGCAGAGCGTTGGAAAATATATCTCACTATCGCATTCATCGGCTTGGGAGCTACGCCGATAAGCATGGTAGCGGCAAAGATTGACGTGCCTGTTTGGGCGCTTATTGCCGGGCACTGCGGCGCGATTATAACAGGATTTATTTGCGCAGAACTTGGAAGGGGAGCCAACCAATGACCAAATCAACCATAACCAGAGATGAGCTTAACGAAGTGATTGCCACATACGGAAAGCACCACATTGCCCATCAAATGGCTAATGCATTGCTGGCCGCAATGGACAGCGATCCAGATTGCAAGGAGCGAAAACTTTTCTGTTCAACCGATACAGCCAGGATGAGGAAGGTAATCTCTGTCTCTGCTGGGACCGATGTTGCGCCGCTCTATCGCCACGCGCAGCCAGCGCTGGCAGTGCCTCAGGATGTGCTGAAGGCGTTGCAGAAGGTTGCGCGAATACTCCTCGATATGGATGGCTTCGACGGTGATCGCCGTGGCATCGCTGATTGCCTGGGTGATGCCGAAGAGGCGTTAATCGAGGTGGTAAACCGACGCGCCGCCATGCTCGCAGCCGCCCAGCAGTCAACCGGCGGTGACCATGCCACCGTTCCGGGTAAATGGATTCCGGTAAGCGAGAGGATGCCGGAAATTGGCGATATCGTGCTTACCGCAATGGGAGGGGTGGTTAACGTTGGCGAAATGGAGTGCTCTGCTGCAAATTATCGTTTCTTCACGTCAGTTATTTCCGGCCGCGAGTTACCGGCGACTCACTGGACGCCGCTGCCAGCCGCACCAAAGGAGGGAAAACCATGAAACCATACATCATCCGCAGGATTATTTCTGTAGCGTGCGTTGCATTCTGGATTGTTATTGCGCTGGCTGTCTGGTTTATCGTGAGGTGATTTATGCTCTGGAGCGATATTCAGGCTGCATGCGAAGAGGCCGACTTTCTGTATGAGGAGACCGGAAAGCATCATGCTGTCATTCAGGTTGGCAGCATGATGATGGTGGTCAAGCATAACAGTATGCTTCAGCATATGTACTCAACTACGAGGTATCAGTGATGCCGCAAAAATCAAAGCAGGAGGTGTGGAAGAGGGCTCAACTGGAAGGCGTTGACCACTTCATAGCAGCAATCGCAAAAGCCTTTCCTGATGCGATTGAGGTGGTTCACGTTCAAAGCAACAGCTGTAATGTTTGGTGTTATGCGAAAACTGATGTACAATCATCTCATCAATCATCACCCACCACCCTTTAACCCGCTTCGGCGGGTTCTTTTTTATCTACGCCATGTGGTAAGATATGTCCTATGTGAGTTACTCAAAGGACACATATAAAATGGCAAATCCGAACCCTAAGCACAAATTTTCATCCAGCAATCAGCCGCCACCAAGAGGAAAAAGCTACAGAACAGTGCTTCTTGAAGCATTGCGTGCTGCAAATACGCCGATGAATGAGATTGAATTCGTCACGTACTACATCAACAAGGCGATGACATGTGAAGATGCTCAGGCTACCGGCATGCTGCGTGAGATATTCCTGCGACTGAACCCAATTCCAAAGCCTGTAGCTCCCCCTGTTGAGTTTGATTTTCCTGCTGACGGCACGCCTGTACAGAAAATGGATGCGATTGTCAAGGGTGTCTCTACTGGCGTTGTTCCAGCCGACATTGGCAAGATGATGGCAGACATTCTGAAGGCTGGGCTTGATATCGAAGAGGTAACAGAGCTTGCGGCGCGCCTTGAGCGACTGGAGAAGCTACTGGAGCAGCAGAATGTTTAAACTATCAATGTCACTAATGGTCTGTGCCATGCTCATGTTTGCTATGGGTGATAAGTCAAACGAGATTGCATTTGCGATATGGGGCATCATGTTCATGATGTCAGCAATAATAATTACTATTGTTGGGACTTCGCGCCATGGCTCGTAAACGCCTCTCTGCACTGGCAATCGAAAAGCTGGAAGCGCAGGTTGATGATGCGATGACCGATGTTGCTGAGTCTGCCATATTCGGTATCTGCGATATGCAGAAGAATGTCGTCAAGCGCCTCAGAATGACCGCTACGGGCGTTGAGGATGTCACCCAGGCAACCACGCAGGCAGACCATTTAATCCCCGCAAAACTCGAAAGGCTGCTTTATCCGAAGCGTAATAAGGTCGTCTTTGGTGGCCGGGCATCAACAAAGACCCGTACCGTGGCAACCATACTCACCGAGTCCGCGCGATTCAGGCCGGAGCGTATCGGATGCTTTCGTGAGATTCAGCAGTCTATCGAGGACTCCAGTTATCAGGAGCTGGTAGATGAAATCGACCGCAAAGGCGAATCATCGGAATATCGCTGCATCGACGGAAAGATAACCCACAAGCGGACTAAATCAAAATTCAGGTTCCGTGGCCTTTATCGCAACATCACTGGCGTCAAGGGATTTGCAGGAATATCGAAAGCGTGGGTAGAGGAGGCTGAAAACGTCAGTCAGGCATCGTGGGACATCCTTGAACCAACCATCCGTGCAGAAGGCTCTGAGATATGGGTGACGTTCAACCCCAACAAAGAAACCGATGCCACATGGACTCAGTGGGTGGCGCCTTATTACGACAAGATGGTTGATGGCATCTATGAGGATGATGACACATTAATCATTGAGTGCAATTACCGCGATAACCCGTGGTTTTATGACACCCCGCTCCCGGCATCCATGGAGAAAATGAAGGCGGTAGATTTCGACCGCTATCTCTGGATATGGGAAGGTAAGTTCAATAAGCGCAGTGATGAGCAGGTCTTCGGCGGAAAATGGCGCACTGCATCGTTTGAGGTTAAACCTGAATGGCATGGCCCGTATCACGGAATGGACTTCGGTTTCAGTGGCGACCCTGCCGCAATGGTTGAGGTTTGGGTGGAAAACCTACCCGGCGACCGGCGCAACGTTTATATTAATCGTGAGTATGGCAAGGTTCATCTTGAGATTACCGACCACCCGGCAGCAATGGACCAGGCGTTTCCGATGGCGCGTAAGGCTCGCTGGTATGCCGACTCATCAAGGCCGGAAACCATCAGCCACATCAAGCGCGCTGGCTTTGACATTCATCCCTGCAACAAATGGCCCGGCAGCGTTGAGGATGGCGTCACCTGGCTCAGGGGTTGCGACAGCATCATCATTCACGACCGCTGCACGGAAATGAAAAACGAGGCTGCGATGTACAGCCATAAGGTCGACAAGAATACAGGCCTTGTGCTGACTGAAATCGTTGATAAATACAACCACTATTGGGATGCCGTGCGCTATGCGCTAAATGACTACATCGTACAGCGCGGCTCTGGATGGATTAGAAGGAGCAGGAGATGAGAAAAGCCCCGTCGCCGGGGCTGGCTGGTTAGTTAATGATTGTTGCATTTCCAGATTTAATAGCCCGTTCCAGTGATTCAGCGGTTACAGTGAACTCAGGGAACCATACTTCTAAATTTGATGACCACCACCACACCTTCACACCATCAGTTTTAAATTCAAGGTTCAGGTAGGTGCTGAATACATGTTTCATTGTGTTGCCCTCATTCATTCGCGGCACCGCGCCGCTTCAATAACTACAATCTACGTCAACCACGAATCAACGTCAACATTTATAATAAATTATTTGTAAAGCCAGCAATGAATCCCCGCATTGCGCATGGCGGCATAAATCACAGCATCAGACACGACCGCCATTTCCACCCTGTCAGCGTCAATCTGCTGATGCGATGCCATGATGTCATCATAGAAAACATCGTTAGCATGCAACCACTCATACGCATGCTTTGCCCTCATGATAAGCACATCATGCCCGGCAGAGTAGAGCGACTTAGCCAGCGCAACGTTGCCAGCAATAGCATTTCCTTCAGCATCGCGCAGCACACCATCAAGCTCAAAAATGACACATTTCATAAGATTTCTCCGAGAGGTTTCATTTTAATCTACGCCATGCTAGAATCTACGTCAAGGCGCATTGACATAACTACATCACCGGGGCATCATGAAGGCATACTCATCTTTTTCGTGGGAGCAGAAGGAAAAAATATACTCACTCGCAAGAGCTGGTGTGTCGGATGAAGCGCTGTGCGAAAGGTATGATGTGGATGAGGCTATGCTTCTGCGCATGTATGATGAAGTGCTGTGTGAGTTGCAGCGGCGCCGTGGTTATAGTGGCCTAAAGACGATTAATGATTTCTTTCGGAATGTTGATTTGATTGGTGATGGTGATGATAAAGAAAAGGCTGCAAATGAAGATGCGCAAAGCCGCAATGGAGAAGTACACGAAAAAAATTGATATTAGCTTTATTGATGGCGTCGGCATGTACAATCACGCCTGTCATCTGAATGCGGTGAATCGCGTAAGAGCAGGAAACAGCGCTGCCGTGGTTGAGGTTGTTATGATTAATGATGACTCAGTGACAGCGCATTACATCAACATGCAGGACGATGGTAAATATGTTGATTACACTCTTGGATGGCACTGGTCTGGAGCCGATTACCGATTTGTGCGATATGTTCCGTTTACCGAGTGGGGTGATATAACAAGTTCGCTTGAGCGTCTCAAGGCAGAACTTTGTAAGCCAGTCAGCAAATGGATGTGCGCTTTTATGTTAACCAATAACGAAATGTGTTGAGGTGATTTATGATTATTGAAGGTAAAATTTTTACTGATTTGTCTGTCAGCGAGATAAAAGAAAAATTTTCAATGAACATCAACCAGGAAGGCGATGCAATTATCATCGACAAACACCAGGCCGCGCAGCTTATCGAAGTCCTGCAACGCTGGGTTGATGGCGAGGAGATTAAGTGATGAGCATTTACTTTATTCACGCGGAAGTTCTTGATGGCGGCAAGGTTGTAGCGAAGGTCTGCGCCATTGCGTGCGCAGCTAACGCTAATGATGCCTTCGATTGGTTCATGGATAGCAAAGAACTGGCAAAATATAAGAATAACGGGCGCGATGTGGTAATGGATAAACTGGAAAAGGTGGAATGATGTCTAAACATGTTATTAAATATGAATACCGTGACGGGAAAAGGCTTGCAAGGCATGATGTTGAGACATGGTGCGGACACAGCCCAAAGTTTTCCGAATGGCTATTTCAGGATGCTCAGCACGCCATATTGAGTATTGAGTAAGGGTCGCTTAATCAGCCATGTAAGCGATGCATTAAATCAATTATAAAAACAGCAGAGGATGGCCTGAAATGATGAAAGCTATCAAAACAATCCTGTTCTGCATCATCAACCCGCACCTGATTGTGATGCTGATATTCGCTGCCATGCTTATTGGCGCAAGAAAGTCGCTTTATTATCTCTCCGACAAGCTGGATGATGCGGCGCGTTATATTCAGAATGTTGACCATAAACTCGGCGCGAAGTCATACCCCGCATGGTTCAGATCGCTTGTTGATGATGAGGTGAATAAATGAAACGATTCCTTTTAGCATGGGTTTTGCTTTTCTTGGTATTCATGGCGTGCCTCGCGCTAGTATTTCCTGTTGCGTGGTTCATCAAGTGGCAGCCACCGATGTTGAGCGATATCATGAATATCGGCGTACTGCGCATTGCGGTGTTCATGCTGGTTGCGTCTATGGTTGGCGCGTTGTTTCTTAGTAGAATTGATTGAGGTGAAGTGATGTCGTATTTCTTCCTGATATTCGTAATAACAAGCAATACTTCCAATATGCAGGTAGTGCCGATGCAAAGCATGGAGCAGTGCCGGGCGGCCGTTACGGCAATGAAAATCGCCGAGGAAAAGCGGACGTGGCATGATGTAAGTCCAGATGTTGACAGTTTACAATGCGTAGAGGTGAAGTGATGACAAGAAAACAGATTCATGATGTGGCGGTTGGTTGCAGGAAGTGGATTGAGGAGATATGGTTTAAGCCTGGATTCAGTGGAAAGCGCTATAAATTGTACGCCAAATGTCGCGGTTTGGTTCTTGGGGATAGAATAGAGCTTGCTATATTCCATAACAATGACCAGGCTCTTCAAGAGAGAGCCTTTGGTGACTGATACCATGCTATAATCCCATCCATGCGATGGGATTTTTTATGGTGACGAAATGTCAAAGTTAGAGGCGGTAAACGCCTATATTCAGCAGCGAGTGGCGAATAATAACAGGCTCATCGAGCGGCAGCGCCGTGAGTTTGGCGGGAAAAACATCGACCACAAACACGATAGGCTGTGGATTGAGTGTGGCTACCCTGAAGAAATCACCGCCGAGATGTTCCGCTATGCCTACGAGCGCTATGCACCGGCAACCGCTGGCGTCAATCGCGTACTCGATAAGTGCTGGCAGACTCCGCCGCAAATCCTTCAGGAAGGCGCCGATGATAAAGCAAGCACTCCATGGGAGAAGGCCGCTAACAAGCTGTTTAAGCGCGCTGCGCCATTCATTAAGGATGCAGACCGCCGCAACCTCATCAACCGCTACTCCGGACTTATACTGCAAATCCGAGACGGAAAGCAGTGGAATGAGCCGGTAGACACCACGAAAACAAAACGCATCAAGGATGCTGCCATTGTCCGTTATATTCCAGCGTGGGAAGAGCAACTCCGCGTCAGTGAGTGGGAAAATGACGAAGCCAGCGAGGACTATGGTCAGCCGAAGATGTACGAATATCAGGAGTCGGTAGTCGGCGCCTGCAACAGCGACGGCAAACCAACACGCTCCCTGAACATTCACCCTGACCGCGTAATCGTGTTTGCCGAGGGCGCGATGGATGGCTCCATTTACTCTGGCGTCCCGCTTCTTCGTGCCGGGTATAACCACCTCATCGACATGGCGAAAGTCACCGGCTCAAGCGCAGAGGGCTTCCTGAAGAATGCAAGCCGACAGCTCAACGTTAATTATAATAAAGACAGCGTTTCTGCTCAGTCACTGGCGCAGCAAATGGGTGTGCCACTGGAAGAGCTGGCAGATGTGCTCAATGAGGATGTGGCGCGCCTGAACGAGGCGATTGACGCGGCGATGTTCACGATGGGTGCTGATGTCAAAGTGCTCTCAGTGACGCCAGCCGACCCAGGGCCAACGTGGACTATTGCAGCCAACCAGTTTGCGGCATCCATCAAGAAGCCATTCACTATTCTGTTTGGTCAGCAAACTGGTCGCCTTGCATCCGATGAGGATAAAACCGACGACGCCATGAGCGCCAAGCAGCGCCGTGAAGACTGGCTGGACTACATCATTTCGGTATTCATTGACCGGATGATTTCCTTTGGCATTCTGGACAAGGCGCCAGAAAGCGGTTATTACTGCAAATGGGATGACCTGCTTGCGCCTTCCGAGCTGAACAAGGCCGAGTTACTGGTCAAACTTTCCGCTGCAAATAAATCCGTATTCGACGCAGGCCAGATGGCCCTGATGACAGCAGATGAGATGCGTGGTATTGTCGGTATGGAACCTCTGGAGGAGCAGCTTCCTGACGGATTACAGGAAGGTCAGCAGCAACAACAAGACCAGCAATCGCAGCAAGACCAACAGCAGGGCCAGACCGATGCGCCTCCTCAAAATTAATGCCCGGCTTCCGCAGCCAAAATTAAGCATGAGCCTGACAGACCCACTAGGTGCAGTGGGTCGCGTCAATAAGATGGTGCGCGATGTTGACGCCAGATATGTGACGCTAAAATCGCAGGTTGCAGACCTGTTCCGCTCGATTCCTGTGGCGACCGGCAACGCGGAGGCTGGAAATTATTATTATGATTTCTCTGCCTACCGTGCATCGACATTCTTTGATGAGCTTCAGCGAATTCTTGATGGTCAGCTGCTGGAAGGCGATGATTTCACACATGGACGGTTGTGGGCTTCATCCTATGTCAGCGACGCCATGTATGCTGGCACGCAGAAGGCAAATTCAGACCTTGGCGACCTGTCGTCGACATACAAAGACAGCAGGCCGCTTGCTGAAATCCTGTACTCTCAGCCGTATCTCGACCGGCTTCAGCTTGCGTATACGCGCACGTACAATGACTGGGGCGGACTTTCAGATTACACGCGGCAACAGGTTGCGGAAGTCATCACTGCTGGCATTGCAAATGGCGACGCTCCGGGAGTGGTTGAGCAAAACATCGTTAACCGCATGGATGTATCAAGGAGCTACGCGCGCTCCATTGCTCAGACTGAAATCACCAACACCCTGCGTGAGGCTAACAGGCGCGAAGTGAAAGAGGCGCAGGTCACGCTGGGTATGGATACCATTATGCTCTGGCAGTCGGCGCTAATGAAAACTACCCGCGCCACCCATGCCGCGCGACATGGGAAGTATTACGCCCCGGAAGAGATTGATGAGTTCTACAGCGAAGGAGCAAACCGTCGCAACTGCCACTGCGCACAGACTCCGGCGCTGGTGATGGATGGCAAGCCTGTGATACTTGAGAAGACGCAGGAAAGGCTCGATAAGCAGCGTGAAGCATGGCAGGATACGCACAAGAAAGCCGCCTGATGGCGGCTTTTGCTTATCTTTTTCTTATGACTGCCTTTAAAATGCAATAAGGCCACGCAAGGCTTGAAAGGAGCATGATAATAAAAACCAATAGCGCGCGATATAATCCATCAATTGATTTGATTAAATCTTTCACACTCATATAAATACCTGGCAAATCAATCACGCAACCAATGAAAGCATACAGCAAAACCAAATAAATCATATCAATCCTCCAGCTTCACGCCGGGAATTTTACCTGCTGCGATGGCGTCGTACACGTCAAACCAGCAAGAGCCATAACTTGCCTTCTCATCAACTTTTCCATTACCTCCGCCCGCATCGCATAACGCCTGTACAGCTTCATCGCGCTTACGCTCTGCTTCTGAGCGGATTGGTCGGAATTCGATTTTATCCAGCGGCTGAATAAACTCATTCTTGCTTTCCCAGCGCTCCATGAAGACACTCTGCATACCGTAGGCCAGCACCTTTCCGCGAGAGAAATCAGTGCGGTAGTTTACTTTTGCAAAGCTGTATTCTATTTCCATGCCAACAGGCGGCAATCCTTCGCCATTCCAAACCGGCGCAGCATCCTGGCCGATGCACTCATTCAGGTCGACTTCGTCATCCGCTTTGTTTTGTTCTTCTTCCTGCGGCTGGTGCAGGCGGTAGGCGATGATGTCTCCACGCGAGCCAGTGTTTGACCAGCGAGTATTATTGTCTCCCATAGCAGGTTTATTTTGGTAAATTTCACCGTCGCGGTGCTTAACATCAATCAGCGTGCCTTTCTCCACAGGGCAATTCCCGCCACCCCACTCAATCCATCCGTCATTCTTCGCAGCCAGAGCGGCTTCGTACTGGTCGCGGGTAATGATGGCGGTGTCGTAGTCTGACGCCAGACAAGTCGAATCGCTGGCCAGCATCGAGTATCCTTCCCATGCTGATGAATATCGCCAAGTTCCATGCTCGTTAGTTTCCAGCCTGTCCGCAGTTTTATAGTTATTGATAGCCTTGTCTGAGTCCTGCGTGATAGCTACTACACCTTCCGGCCAGCCACCACGCTTCGGCAGTTCTTCAACCAAAATATCAATCAGTTTCATTTCTTCTCTCCGTTATAAATGCTTTTCAGTTCACCCATCACATTCAGCCATGCTGCATGCTCATCCATGCCGCGCATCACCAGCTTAACGTAGCGATTACGGGCCTTAAGCATCAGGCGCGGGCACATTAATTATTACCGAATGTTGAGATGCAGATGTCGCGCGCGATGACAAACATTTCTTTCGGAGTTTTGTTTGTCATCTGGTATGCGGCCTCAACGGTTGCCTTGTTGATTTCGTTGGCCTCTGCGCTCGCCTTGCTGCTAACCGACACCGCCAGCGCAACCTGCTTCGGTACGCCCGCATCACGCGCTTCTGCTGCTGTCTGGCCGAGCTTACCCATTGCATTGCAAAGTTCGCCAGCTGATGCGCCAAATGAAGCCATTGCGAATACCGCCACTACGATAAATTTTTTCATCTTGAATCCCCTGTGTTTGTGTAACTACATCATCGCCTACGATTCAATCTACGTCAATAGGATTATGATAAAATAATCTGCATCACCGGAGGTAACAAATGAAACTATCAACGCGCGGAAAGAATTTAATTAAATCTCATGAAGGACTGGTGCTTGCGGTCTACCCTGAACCGGCAACCGGAGGCGCTCCGTACACTGCTGGGTACGGTCATACCGGAAGCGACGTTAAGCCTGGAATGAAGGTCACGCAGGCAATGGCTGACGCATGGTTTGATAAAGACGTAGCGAAATTTGAAAGCGGCGTCTCGTCACTCATCACATCACCGACAACTCAGGGCCAGTTTGATGCAATGGTGTCGCTGGCCTATAACATCGGGCTTGGTAACTTTGGCAAATCAACTCTGCTGAAAAAGCATAACGCCCGCTGCTATACCTGCGCCGCCGACCAGTTCCGGGTGTGGAATCGCGCTAATGGCAAGGTCATGAATGGACTTACTAAGCGCCGGGCGGCAGAACGTCAGGTCTACATGTCATGAGGCGCCTAACTAACTGGCTTATCGGCATCTGGGCGTCATTCTGCTCGCTGATTCAGCTCTGGCCTGATGCTATGGTTCATGTGTGGGCTTTCATGCCTGAAGACTTAAAGTCTGCCATTCCGCCGATTGCGGTCAAGGCGATCAGCTACAGCATCCTTCTTGCCTCGCTGTTTGGAAAAATGCACGGCATGAAGAAAGAGATTAAGGCGCTGAAAAATGATTCTGCAAATCCTCAAGGCTAACTGGAAAGTTGTTGCGGCCATTATCAGCGCAGCGCTTCTGGCATTGATCATCTACGGGAAGTGGGTCAATTACGGGAAGGAGAAATATAACTCTGGATACCTGGCCGCCGTGGAGGCGCAGAAGGTCAAAGACAAAGAGGCAAGCGAACAACATGAGCAAGACAAAAAGACCATTGAGCAGGAAGCGCAAGGCCGCATTGATGCCGCGCGTGCTGATGCTATTAATGCTGCTGCCAGCGCTGACAGGATGCGCGAAGAAACAGATCGAATACGCAAGCTCGCAGAGCGTTATACCGGAACTCAGCCAGCGAGCATATCAACCAGAAAGGTCATCGTTATGCTTACCCAATTGCTTGACGAGAGCAACGATTCTTATCGACGAACAGCGGAAGAAGCTGACAGGTATTACAACTCTGGATTGACATGCCAAAAACAGTACGAATCACTAATAAAATGATATAATCTCAATTGCAGCTAGTCCGGCCAGACGAAAAGCGATTGGTTATCGCCTGCTGCATCATTTCAAACCACCTCTAACCGAGGACTCAATGAT